ATCATCTACAACTGGTGGCGATATTTTAGCTTGTCGGACACAATCCGCTACACCAGTAATGCTGGTTAGGGGTAATGGACGTGTCGGCATAGGCCATTCGACGCCTGATGAAGCTTTACAGGTTGTTGGCAATATTAGAATTGGCGATGATTCTGTAGCTGATATGGTGTTGAAGGGGGGAGTTACTCCTGCTGTAAGTGTTGGAGGATCGAGCGAAGCAGCTATTATTACTACAAAAGGTGTATCAGGTGGGGCTTTTCATGTTGGTGTAGAAGTTCCAGCTAATGATGCTAATGATGGATTTTATGTAGCTACTGATGCAAACACAGATGGAACGGTAGATACTGTTGCGTTAAAAATCCGAGCTGATGGCAACGTAGGACTCAATAATACAAGCCCTTCTTCTAGGCTTGAGATCGGGGATGGAACTGGTACTAGCGATCATGTTTATCACAACAAGTCCGGATCAGGGGTGTTCCCGGGAATAACAAACACCACGTCACATGGTATCATGCTAGAAAGCCAAGGGTCGAATGGTTCCACACTTCATGTTAGCCGAGTTAATGATGTAGCAGGAAATTTTGCTCGACAAGGTACAGGAGACGTTGTTGTGTTCCGCAATACATCTGGATCAGTTACAGAAGCTGGAAGTATAGAAATTACTGGGGCCACATCTGTGGCATACCAAACATCCTCGGACTATCGACTAAAAGAAAATGTAGTTGATGTTTCAGACGGCATTGATCGCGTAAAGCAACTCAATCCAGTACGATTTAACTTTATTGGTGAAGATCGGATTGTGGATGGGTTCTTGGCTCATGAAGTATCGGATGTTGTTCCTGAAGCTATAGGCGGGGAAAAAGATGCAATGAAGGACGAGGAGTACGAAGTGTCTCCTGCGGTTTATAACGAGGAAGGGGATCTTGTCACTGAAGCAGTGATGGGTACTCGCAGTGTTCCTGACTATCAAGGCATCGACCAATCTAAACTAGTACCGATTTTGACCGCAGCATTGCAAGAAGCTGTAGCTAAAATTGAGGCTTTGGAAGCTAGAGTGCAGACGTTGGAAGGATAAAAATGGCTACTGATATAGATCCATACGAAGACGACGGATACTACGATGACTTGGAGTTGGGTTCCGACGAAATTTTTGAGCTTGATCCGTTTTCAACTTCTGGGGCCGACACCGACATTGATTATGATTTTGAATATTTTCCAGGGTTAGACGCTTATGAACAAGACTCAGACGAAGACTCAGACGATGTCTTTTTCTTCGGAGATGTAGGTGGCGGTGGCTACTCCGTAACTAAAAAAACACCCGCCTATCCTACCGGAAAACAGATCGCTGACGACGCGGAAAAAGCCAAGAAAGAGCAGAAGCAAAAAAAGCAGGAAGAAAAAAACACACAACCCAAGAATACCATTCAGCGAGCCACTAATAGACCACTCGGTCCAAGCACTCGTTTTCCAGGATTTCCCAATACTTCCATAGGGCTAGGACCTGGTGCAGCATTTGGATTTATTAACTTCGACGACGACGAAACTCAAATACCTATAACTTTCCCTCCAAACGAAAAAAAAGAACCACCACCTCCACCACCACCACCACCACCACCACCACCTAACATGGCAACAAGACTTATTCCATCAACACAAACTGGCGCATTGCCAGAAATAACAGATTTCATGGGGGATTACGCCCCAGCAGCTACCGACATTGTAGGAGGCATGGCTGGCGTTGCCGGAGCAGGTCTTGATGCCTTTGCTCGAAGCCAACTCGGCATGACCGGAGATGACCCAATTGCTGGATTTGATATTGCTAGAGAAACGGCTAGACAGCAGACAGGTGCATTAGGCGAAGCATCAGGAGCCGGAGCAGATGCTTCCTATGAAGATATGATTAACGCTTTTGCTTCTCCATTGCAGGGCGTTTCTCAAATGAGGGACACCTTCCAAGATTTGGAAAACATCCGAAGTCAGGAGATGGCACGATTGGACCAAGGGCTTAGTGGAAGGCAGAGAAGAGATGCGATCGAGGCTGGCCGTTCCGCAACTGGACAGAGGCGAGGAAACTTGGAGCAAATCGAAGAAGTTTTTAGTTTGGTAGGAGCAGACGAAGGTTTGCGTGGACAAAGACTGCAAAACATTTTTGATGCTGGCGAGCTAACTGCGGACATGGCCACGCGAGAAGCATATGCTCTTTCTCCATTTACCGGAGCTGCCGTACAGGCAGCCGACCTAACTCCAGGATTGAGGTTGGCCGGAGACATTTCAAGACAGGCATCTGCTGCCACACCAAGCCCAATGGAATTGTTTGGACTAGAGGGAGCAGAACGTCAGTTTGGGTTGGACCAAGAGGCTTTACGTGTTGCTGAACAAACAGGAAACCTTAACATTCTGGGACAAGCGTTTGGAGCTTATTTAAATCGACCACTAAATCCAAATGCAGGTTTGGGCGGAGGTAGTCAAGTGTCCTCTAACCCCTTTGCAAATTCTTTCCTTAACCAATACATGCCGATGCCGACAACTAGACAATTTGGTTAAATATTAATTTAGTGCTTAATTTAAAAACAACAAACACTTAAAAAACATGGCTACATTTTCAGGAGGAACATCGCCAGCGGCCCTAGCCGCATTGGCTCCATCTATAAACAATCTGGCGGCAGCTAGAAACGCTAGATCACAATCTATTTCCGGCCTAATCAACACGATAGGTGCTGGTTTGGAGAGAAAGAAAAAGCAGCAGCAGATTAAGGAGAAGAATGAAATTGCAATGGGAATAGCCACGGGTCTGTTAAATGATCCTAGTTTTAGAAAGTCTGTTCCCGGAATAACTGATCCAGCTAGCTTGATAAAATTGACTGGTGCCGATGAGGTTATTAAGTTTGGAAGAGAACAACAAAAAATCAATCTTGCTACAAAGGAAGCTAATGCTAATATTCGATTGATTAAAGCCCGAATGGACGATTTTGAAAGGCAAAAAGAAGACAGGGAAACGGCAAAAGAATCAGCAAAAGCACTCCAAGGTCTTTTACCTACAGCTATAAATCTTGAAGCTGGTGGTGATGCGACAGCTATATTTGAAGATCCAAATGTTGAAAAATTAACACCTACCGACTACGCCACCCTTGTTAATACTGTATCATCCAGAACTGGTTTAGACGCCCAAGTGGTGAGTGCAGAGCTTGATAGACAAAGGGCGTTGACAAATGCAACTAAAGGAGAAATAGCATCAGGAAAACTTTTATCCGAAGTAACTGCCGGAATAGCAACTGGCGACGTTAAGAGTATTGATGAAGTTACCAACCTAGATAAATTTACGGTTGAGCAACAAGGTAAGATTTTTTCTGCTTTGGAAAAGGAAAATCCTACAGCACCTAAAGCGATACCAATACCAAATCCAAATAATCCTGAAGAGATTCTTGGATATGCTATACCTACTGGAAACGGAAATTTAAGAATAATGGAATCTGCTAATTCGGGAGGTGGATTAGGTCGGGCAGCTCAGGATGCGGCTAATGCACTAAAACTTAGATTGGATGCAGGTGAAATAAGCCAAGAAGAATTCCAGCAGGGAATGGCTATGATTCGTAAGCAAGCATCTTCTGTCCCAGATCCAATTACTGGGCTTGGTGTCGATCCAACTAAAATGGGTGATCCACCCGTTACGGATCCAGAGGCACCAGATACACCCGCTCCAACCAAAAACGCATTAGACGTAGCGGAGTCACTATCTAATCTCAAAAACATAATATCTCCCACAGGTGATTTGAGTATGGGTGAGTTAGATCAAGCTCTCTCTGCATTTAGGTCATCAAATTCTGGATTGTCAGAAGATGACTTTTCACAGATTAAAGATATTTTGGTTCAAGAGTCTAAAGACCGAAGGGAAACAAAAAGAGTTAGGGATGAAAAGCTAAGAAGGAGTGTTTCCCTAGCAAATATCAAGTCAAGATCATATCCGAGAACGATAAATCCATATGGCTCTAAGTAGGCAATATATCACTAGAGAAGAACAAGAGCAGCGTCAAAGCACAGGCATGTCTGGCATGCCATTAGATGCCGGACCTGGCCTTGGCCGATATGGCCTTGGCATGGGTATTGATGTCACTGGAGGTGTAGCTTCTCAAGCCCTTGGTGCCGCACTAGCACCATATACGTTTGGGCTGTCTTACCCAGTATTAAGTTTTGCTGGAGGTATGTTCTCTAACTATCTGGCACAGAAGGCCATAGGTAATGAATTTTCTCTGGGACAAATGCTGGGTTCTGGTGCGTTGAACATAATACCAGGTGCTGGCAAATTGGCCGCCACCGCAACAGGAAGATTAGCCATTCCTCAACTTGCAAAATTTGCAAGGACTGAAGCCATCCGTAGTGGCGGCATAGCCGCTGGGGAACGCACGATACAGACCGCTGTAGATGAAGGCAGGTTTCCCACCTTTGAAGAGTATTTAACTAGTGCCACCTTTGGTGCTGGGTTTGGTGCGGCGGCAGGTACCGGAATTGGTATTGCCGCTCAGAAAGGTGTGTTCGATAAAATTTCTAAACTAACGCCCGAGAAGGTTGATGAGAAAGTGGCAACCGACACCAAATATAGAGAAGATCTTAGGGAAAAAATGAATGATCTTTTTGTGGATGTTGGAACTCCGGCTGATGGACTTGAGGGAAGATCGAGGTTTATATCCAGAAAGATCGTCAACAATCTCGACAAACCCAAATTAGGTATAAATGATAATATCATAGATAGGTTTGCTGAAGACATATCCAAGACGGTTGGAGATGATGTCGATTTTACTATTGATCGTTTTATAGATAGTGCGAGTGGGGTCAGGGATCCCAAAATAACTGATAGGATTATCAGGGAACAATCTGGAAAAACTGTTATAAAGAGGCCACCAATAACGGCACTTAATGAACTAAAGGGGGCTAAGTTATTTACAAGCAAGTCCGATCCTAAAGCTATCGCATTTAAGAAAGAGATTAAGAATGCATTTGGTTCTGCCAAAGCAGATTATTCTCAAAGGGTCAAAGCACATACTGCTAAAATAGAGCAAGATACCGTAGAGACATATGAAGCACTTCAAGCAGCAAAAGCCGCAATAAATTTACCAAAGGCCACATCTGGATTTGGTGCATCCCTTCGTAAGTTAGGAGAAAAATTTCCAATAGCTGGAAAATTTGGATCAAAGTTTATCAGGTTTGTAAAGCCATCCACTAGCATACCAAGGGAGATAGTGGCTATACTTGAGGAACAAGGACATAATGTTAAAAAGTATGATGCCATAGCAGCTAGAACGGGTGAGTCAGTTGATAAGGCGTTGAGGAGGGCGGAACTATCGGTTTCTGATAGAGAAAGCCTGATAGATGATATAAACAATTTTATATTAAATGATGTAAATAACATAAACCCTAAGTTCTTTGAATCTGTAAAAGAAGATTTGTTTGAGTGGAGAAATACTGTTCAAGAACTTCAGTATGACCTCCTTGGATTGCTTGGATCTAAAACATTTAAACTCAACAAAACACTATCTGATAGGTTAATAGAGGCTATTGATAAAAGCATAAAAGAAAAAAACTACGTTACAAAGGTTTATAGTTTTTATGAAGATGCTACATTTACCCCAGACACAGGCAAGCTGCAATTGGCAGCATTAAACGAAGAGATTGAACGCCTCACCGCAAAGAAGATGAATGAGAGTCTTCCCAACGGTGAAAAAAGATACACGACAAAGGGGGGAGCAAGAAGGGCTGCTAGAACACAAGCTACAGAAGAAATGAAACGCCGGATGGAATATTCGGCTAAGGCAATGAACGACCCCTCTCAGAGGGCAAAACGTATTCAGGACGCCAATGAAATGAACTTCCAGGCGGAAGGCATCTTGGCTGGTAAGACGGAATATGGTCCAAAGATGAGAGAGTTTTTGGGGGAAATAAAAGACCCGGCAGAAAGCATGCGTCAAACTTTAGCCAAATCTGCCAGACTAACCAATGCCTTAAAGGCAGACGAAAAACTTATTTCAATTTTTAGTGATCCAAAGATTCAACAAGCACTTAACATACAGAATAAATCCAGTAAGTCACCCAATTTAAACCTTCAACCTTTACTAACGCAAACTTCTTTAGGCAAAGAAACTGCGAATAAAATACTAGTTCCAAAGGAAATAAACGATGGGTTGCAAGACATATTCTATTCAGACTCTGGTGTGTTAATGAATAACGCTGTTGGCAAATTTGTTTTGGACAATATGTCCGCATTGACTGGCCTAACTAAAATATCTAAAACACTTTTCAATCCCGCATCATATGCTCCCAACTTAATAGGAAACTTTGCCTCTGTTGCAGCGTCTGGGATAAATCCGTTTAAGGATATGAAGAGAGGCTTTGGCCTCGCTTTTTCTGAGTTCGGTGGTTTTAGAAAAGCTGTTTATGGTAAGGGCGAAGCTAGGTCCGCTTTCAATAAAGACAAAAACAGGTTTGAAGAATTGGGTCTTGGAAGTGGCAACGTGTTAACAAGTGAGTTGCGTAGGGCTGGTAAGGGTGGATTACTAGGAAACACCGTACAGGCCATTGCAGCCCCCTTCAGCAAGCTGTATAATGTTGGTGATGTAACTATGCGTTATGTGAGCTGGAAAGGCACTCAAAGGCAGTTGATAAATGCCATACCAGAACTAGCGGAAGAAGCAAATTTGGGAAAACTTGAAAGAGCTGCTGCGAGAATAGTAAACGACACCTTCCAGAATTACGACAAGGTTCCAGAGCTTTTAAAGAAGCTTTCGCAGATGGGTATAGCCAATCCGTTCATCAACTTCACCGCAGAACTGATGCGGAATATGTACAACCAAGGAAGGTTTGCTTCTAAAATGATGAGGGATCAAAAAGGATTTATGACGGAGATAGGTCTTTCCGACATAAATTTGAGCGAGCAGGCGAAAAGTGGATTGTTCAAACTTGGATTAAAAAGAGCCGCGACCCTCGGCGTCGTCGTTGGTGGTGGGGGTGCAATGATTGACGTTGTAACCAGCAATGCTAGCAAATTACCGTTTGGAAACTACAAGGACTTGAACGAAAACGAGAAGACGGCATTTAACGAGACTATTGCTAAGTCGTGGCACAAAGGAAAACGAATGGTCATCCTAATGAATGAGGATGGCAAAACTGGTAAATACTTTGACTCAGAATATCTTGTTCCTCAAACGCTTTTGTATTCAGCTATGAGAGCTGGGTTAGATGAAAGGGGAATGGAGCTTTTGCCAAAGTTGTTAGCTGATAATTTCTTAGGAGAGGGTGGATTTCTTTTACAAGCTGCACCAGCATTGCTATCCGGCAAAGATCAGAATGGTAGAGAGATCAGTGTGGAACCGGGCATTGCCAACAGGCTGGTAGACAACTTGCAGGAGTTCATTAAGATAGCATTTGAACCTGGAGTGGTACGAGAACTTGACCGATGGAACAACACCATACGAGGTCAGGAAAATTCACTTGAGATGCTCGCTTTGGTAGGCAGATTAGTTGGGTTTAGGCATGAAGAGTTTGACCTAGAACGAGACGCTGCCAGAAGAATGGCTCCACAAACAACCGCCTTGAATAACGCTAAAGGAATGTTGGGAGTGAGTCGCAAATACGACATCAAAGAAGAATATGACAGAAAGTATTTGAAGCTCAACCAAGACAGAGAGGGAGTGTTGCAGCAGCTTACCAAGCATTACGAAAACCTTAAAACATTGGGGTTGGATGATGAACAGGCATTAAATGTGTTAGACGAAACAGCACTTTCTGTTAATGACAAATTTGAAACCATCACCGGGTATTACAGCCCCATGCCTTATGATGAACCTGTAACGAAGACAGAACAATACGAAGCCTTGGGATCTACCCCAAAGGAGCGTCTAGACGCCATAAAGGCCATGAAGGGGCAAGTGAACCCCGTAGAGATAAGAAGCTTCGTAGACATACACAAACGCATGGTGAGAAAATCCCTGCGGAAAGGACCAACGCTTCCATCTTCACTTGCATTACTAAGAAAGATGAACAAGGAAGAACGCCTCCGACGGTTGACCGATCCCGATGGTCCATACCGTTTAACTCGATCGAATACCCCTCTAATTCGAGAGTTTCAAAGGATCGGCATACTCGAAAGAGACATGATCCCATACTTGCCTACGGGCCAGTAAGCATCGTCAGTTAGAATGAAAAAAGGGGAACCCTGTTAAGGGTTCCCCTTGCTGTAGGTGGGAAAAATAATAAAAACCACCTATATGATGATGACCAATAAAAACAAAATCAATTAGATAAGGTTAGAATGAAGAGTCAAGTCATCTTCACCTCTTCTTGAAGAAGTTCTTCAATTTTTTCTTCGTAATAACCTATTATCCAGCTTTTAAGCATCGTCTTATAATCCCTATCGGAAAGCCCGTCCGTCCGGTACGCGGTGAATATTTCTCCATCGACATTGATTTCTTGCAAATAGTAAGCACACCCACTTCGCTCAACGGTGAGTTGATTGCGATCTAGTGGCAATATGCTTCGATGCTCTGGACCACCGATCATGGGACAGATAGATCTAGATATCCCGCTCTCAGATGACATCCAAAACTTGGACCACTGAGCAATCTCCCCCCAATCAACCTTCATCATTATTCCTCTCCTCTGCGGCCATCTGAGCTTTTAGCTCATCGATTTTGGCTCCGGTGATCGTTTCCCACATCTTATCAACCTTCTCCTTCGCTACCCGGTGAGAAAAGTCGATGAATGCACTGTTCGACATGGATGCAAATACATCCAGCACCTTTTGAGCGTGAAAGGTGCTTTCGATCATTCTCGTTTTTAGTTGTTCGTCTGTGATATCTTCAGGTTTCATTGTGTTGGTTTTGGATTTTGGTTTCAAGTAGAGCTAAGGCACGCCAAGCTACGGCAACGTAGTCTTCTTCTAAGAGGTGACGCATCAAACAATCGTGATGGTCATTAGATTTATCAAATTCCCAGTGCATGGGTTCAGACTCATCGCAGTGTTTCTCGTTTCCCATATATGATTGGCGAGCGATCGCAGCGATGGCATTGGGGAATGGCGACAGCACCCCAGAATAGATGGGAAATTTCTTCCGCTCCGCACTATCCTCGGGCAGTATCTTAGTTTTGTGCTGAGGGGCTGATCGTAATATCATATTCTGTAACGAGTTCTATGTTGCCATTCCAATGGTAGCCTATTCCTGATAGTGATTGCTCAAACAAGGCGATCATCTCATCGATCGTCAGGTCGTCGTCTTGCATGGCCACTGAGCAATGGCCATGTGGTGTTTCAATTGTGATGGAGGTCATAATTCTGATAATGGTTTAAGTTCATCTTGGGTGGCAACAAAAACTTTGCCATGACCCAAGTCCTTCATGCGGTGGGGTCGCATAAGTCTGAAGCTCTCCATGGCTCCTGCGATGCGGTAGGTGGGAAACTCTCCAACAACCAGTACATAGATATCAACGGCATCCACGTTTTTCCATGGGGAAACTATGAGTCGGCCGTTGGGATATTTGGTAGTCTTGACATCAACCAGCGTTCCATCGTGCAACACAACGTCGTGAGGTGGATATTCTTTGCAATCAATGTCTATGTCCGGGTAAACATTGACGTACCTAGCAAACGCTATCTCGGCGGCGATTCCCTCCAGGTCGGTTTGCTCATCTGACTGAGGACCTATCTTTCGATTGGTGAACCCGTTCCGGCGACCATTGAGGTCGCGTTCCTTCCCAACGAATTTAGCTAGCCTTTGTTCCGCTGTGTTTAATGTTATCATTTTAAATTATTTTCACATTCCTCCTATGTTCGTTCCGCACCCTACGCTCTTCTAGGCTTTTCTCCTTATGGCAGGTCTTGCAAACCGCCTGTAATCCATCGGCCTCGCAGTAGAGGCGTTGCAATAATTGGTTCCAATCGTATTCCAGCCACACCTTATTATCAAATCCATCGAGTGGAACCACTGGTTCGATGTGGTCAGCTTGCATTTGATTCTGTGGAAATAGATCGCCGCATTCTGAGCAGCGGTGCAGGCGGCACTTGCGGCCTGTCTTGGGGTTGACGCCATCCTCAACATAGCTATCTCGGATAGCCCTATACTTGACGGGCCACATCGCCCGACGTAGGGCGGACATGATAAACGATCGCATCCTAGCTGTGGTCCATTCTCCTCCATTGTAAGGCTTTTCAATTGGCATAAAGGTCGTTCATGACATTGTAGTAATGATTGGTTGCGAGGGCTTTTTTGAGGTGTTTCATTTGTGCCTTTTCAGTCCACCGTTTCACGCCAGTCTGGCATGTTTCCGTATCGATGATCACCGAATATATGGGCAAATTGTAATCAGCACTGAGCTGACGGCGGATAATGTCAGCTCCGATTGCTAACTGCATCGCGTCTTTGGGGTAGGTCTTTGTCTTGGGATCCGCTCCCCTGCACTCCCTCGTCTTAAAGTCGAATACGCATACCTGTCCATCCATGTCAGCGATGAGATCCATCGTACCCGCCAACATCAAATCGACATCAAATATCATCCTCTCGGCGGCAGTGGGAACCACCTGGTTCTCGTACATCCATTTCAGGAATGGTCGATAGTACGGTGCGTATTGACTATTGTAGTCAGCACCATCCATGAGGTGCAAGACAGCCTGTTCGATTTCGGCGTGGATGCGTGTACCAAATACACTACTCTCCACTAAACACCCATCGAGATCAGTCCGCATCCCCCAAGACTGCCGCTCGACAACATCGAACGACAGCCCTGGATTGGAGCGGGTGATGTGATAGATTTTTTCCATCCGCCAGCGATCCAAGAATGGGTTGGGTGCTATCCCGAGTTTGGTGGTGATAGACACCGCCAAGTCGCCTTTTGCTTTACGCATTTTGGCGAGCGTATCGACCGTCTTCAATAGACGAATCGAACCATTCTTGTATCGGCGGTAGATGTGCATACCTAGAACGGAATTTCTTCGTCGCCAGTTGTGGCGGCAGGTGAATCCCCGGATGGATTGGCAGCGATCTTCTCGGCCACCGTGTAGATGGAACGAGCAAGACGCTCCAGCTTGGCATCAAACTCCTGCTCGGAATAATCCCCTCCCCTGAGAAGGTTGCAAGCATTGTTAATACTCATACCCACACGCATCCCAATCTCACGATCGGCGTTTGCCACGATAGTGCGATTGGCAGCAGGGGTGGCTGAAGGGATGACTCCCTCCGCTTTGTCGAATCCGCCCTTGGGCAGACCTTTTTTGGTGCGGTTGCCCGAGTCCTTAAATACTACAGGGGTACCTTCCTTCCACCACGGATCTTCTGAAGCTCCGTTGGCCATTACTGTGGTGCCGTCAGACAAGTTGACGACAAAAGGGAAATAGGTGTTTCCCTGACTGCTTTCCCAGGGATCACCTAGGCGTTTTCTTGAGGTTACTGTAATCATAATATTTAAAATGGGAGATCCCCTCCCGCTATTGGTTTAGGTTCTAGTGAAAAGGTTCGACGCTTGGTGTCAAACCATAAATCGCGGTAGATAGTGACGCCATTTGCACGTTGTTTCGGGACGTACATTCTGCCATCGGGCATCTCATCAGAGACATCCTCCCCGGCCTCGATGGCTTTTTCTTTGGCCTTATTTCTCCAGATCATGACGGCTGCATGGGCTGCCGCCCCGATACCTTGTCCACCCAAGACGTCCTCCAGCTCCGGCACTTGTCCAGACCCGGCTTTCTTGGCGTCGGCATGGCAGACCAAAAGAACAGTGACATCATTATCGATGGCAAACTTAGCTGCATCCTTGGCGATGCGTTCTTGGCCACTCCAATCATCCTTGGCTGCAATGTGCATAAGTGCATCGATGACGAATAAATCAACACCGTATCTACGATGTGCATACAGGAAGTCTTGGTGCAAACTCTCCCAACTATTTGTTCCACCCTCTACGCCTTCGATGAACCACAATCGATCCTGAAACTGTGTAAGATCAGACTGGATACCTTCCTCCTTTGGCATATGACCATTATGCATCCATAACATATTGAATAGCATAGACTTACTGGGTATTTCAAAGGAAGCAATGCAAGACCGTCGATCATTATTCAACATCTCATGCATACAACTCTGGTAAAGCCACTGACTTTTACCGTGTCCTGGGTATCCACCTACAATGGTAAGCTCTCCTTTCCTGAACCTGTATTTAAGTTCTGGGAACAAGAACGGGTTGTGTTCATTCTCCTGTTGGTATCGACCAATCTCTTCAGCAAGTTCTGCTGCCATCCCATCGACAGGTTTGAGTGTCTTGGGATCATATGATTCGGCGTTCTCGTACAGAGGACCAAAGCCATCCCCTGCGAGCAGCAGATCATTGAGATCATTGTGTGGAGACGGGACGCGGAGCCGCTTGCATCGAGTGATACCCAGTCGCTTTGCCACATCATTTGCTGCCTTCTCTCCGGCTTCATCATTATCGAAGCAGAGGTAGATGGTTTCGAATCGTTCAAGAGCTTCGTAATCATTCTCGATCCAGCCCATGTTAGAACACCCGCTCGGGACAGACATCACAGGCATGTCGGCTCCCATGTCATCGAGGGACATTGCATCTATCTCCCCCTCACAGATGGTGATCTGGTCGGCGGTATCATCAACGGTGGGCCATCCCCACAAGGTAGCATAGGCAGCGGTGGACCAGATGTCCTTCCTCCCCTTCTCACATTTATTTACACCCACACTCTTTAGCATCACATAGTCGCCATCGGGCGACACGAATTTGAATGCATAGAAATCCGTATTGTAGCTGCTATTCCGGCTATGGCTCCTAACACCATATTTGCGGAGCGTGTTGGTGGATAGACCACGGGTCTTGGTTAGGTAATCCATCGCCCAAGATCCGGTGAGAGGCTTGATCTGCACCTTGGGTTCCTCCGGCTTGGGTGCAGCGGCCACGGTTTGAACATCAGTAATACCAAGCAACGCCTTGATCTCAGCCTGTGTTTCGTGGTAGTTACCCACCTGCCGCATAACCAACTTAAGGATGTTGGTAGACTCCCCGGTCGATTTATCCTTGGCGAGGTAGACACCACCTCTGCCGGGATACACCCCGGTGGATTGGCCTTCGCTTCCATCCAAGTCACCCATGGCGTAGCTAGAGCCACGCCTTTTGGCGTTCGGGAAATAGGTTTTCATGACAGCATCGATGTGCTGTGAGAGGTGTTTGTTTAGATCATCAGGTGTCATACTTCCGGTCCTCCTTCACCATGCTTGGCTTCCGAGCGAGTCTATCCTTCCGGTCCTTTTCTCTAGCAGCGACCGCATCGAAATGGTAGGTGCGGACGTACCCAGCATCAGCCAAGGCATCCCATCCCCCCGTTATAAACAGGTCGCAGTGTTCCCAGTTGGGCCAGAGCATACATCCTGACTCGATGTAGCTTTCCAATATGAGTGAGCGGCCACTGCGACCCCTCACTTCGAGCTTCCAGTCCTCGGGACTGTCGGCTGTTTTTTTTAGTCGCACCACCTGACCGCACAGAAGGCGATCGGAGTGGTGGAATGTCAGGTATGCTCCAATATCCATTATTCTTTTAATTTACTTCTCCTATATATTCATGTGAATAGCATACTCTCATTGAAAGAGATTCCTTCACCATGTTGTTGTAATTCTTTTGTCTTCCAATGTTGTCTGGCCTTGCTTTTTTATTTTTACTCGTTGGTTTCCATGATTTTCTCTGACTACGAGCTTCCCCTAGTTTTATATTAGCGGTCTTCGAGAAAAATCTTTTTCCCTCATCTACTAAGATTTTGCCAACACATTCTGATATATTGTTGCCAATACCCATACCTTGGTAGTCCGACAGGACTACCAGCCTATGTTCCCTCCAAGCGTTTTTAAGAGAGCCGCTTGGCATGGCTAACACAGAGTTAAATGCCACAGGGTTGTTCCAAAGATATGCAACCCAGCATCTTGCCGCTTTATTGAGAGAGTCACCAAGATAATGATGCTTCTTAAAAAGATTCCAGTACCTCTCCTTGTATTTTTTTGGAACCTCGTAGACTTCTAATTGTATGGTTGGTCTTTTGAACATCAGTATATTTCTATATTTGCTACCTTCTTTAATTGCTGACGTGGGTCATAATTTATAAAACGCTCGCCGCTATCACAATCAAAAACCCAATCAGGTTCTATCCAGTCGATTATATCTTTGTGGCAAGAACATAGAACCACATTCCTGATGTCTTTACTTCTGATATATCTACTGAGAGCTACCGACAAGCTCTTTGCCGTTTCTCTATTTACCTCTGAGGTGAACTCATCTAGTGTCATACCGTTTTGTAACTTTCTGGCTACAACAGCACGATACTTTTCACCATTACTGAGAACGTGAAAAGGTTTACACAGCGTTGGAACAGAGGCAAGACCACAAGCAAACAGCTTTTCTATAGCTTCTTCTGGGGCTTCAAAGTGTGAAACGATAGCCTTATCCCTAAACCAAAACGGACTATCATTCTTGGCCCTGAAGTGGTTATTTAGAATCTGACTTTTACCGCTTCCGCTTGATCCTACAATCATGCCGATATTAAACTCGGCCATAGGTAGTGAAAAATCTGGAATGTCAGTTGTGATCGTGCCATCGAACTCTAAATCAAAAGCGTGAGCAACCTTAGATGTAAAATCGTCTAGCTCTACGTTTATGCTAATTTTCATAATTCCTCCAATTTAGATTTGAGAGCGTGGTAGCTCTGGCAATATTGCCGATCGGTAATCATCCGATCCAAGTGGTTTTGACCATAAATAGTCACTAACGTGGGGTTGCGGTGTAGGAAGGCCGCGACATCATTTCTACTAATTTTCATGTCCACATAAAGGACCGCTCCGACTAATCCCCTGACAGACGCTAATGGTTCGGATCGGTTTTTCTTTGTGAGGTCATGGTAGGTTACCCCAAATACTTCGAGAGCGGCAGTAACCACTTTTTCCATTTCGGATCTACTTGTTTTTTTTAGTCTGTATATCATGTCTTAATGATTCATGTGCTCCATCCCTGCGTCAATCCCTTTTGGGTTGACCGTTTAACATGGGCGATGAGTTCGTCCTCATTCTCATCGATGGATCCGAGGCATGACTCGCGTAGTTCAGCGAGCAATGGCCTTAGGGGTTCAATGGCTGCATCAAAGGCAGCTTGAGACATCCCATTCGGGACGTTCACATGATTTAATGATTCCTCTAACATGGCGATGCCAACCATTATCCCAGCTCGGATATAAAGGTCGGACAATTTTTCGTCCACAAACTCACTCATTTGAATCTTCCTCCCAATGCTGCGAACAGCTCATCCACCTGTTCCGGTGTCGGCTCATTTTCGAGCCGTTCCAACTCCTCCATGTAGAGGCGTTCCATCTTCGACGCCGCGTCCATCTCGGGAACGAAGTGTTGATAGGATGGAGGGTTAATAAAAAAGCCTACGCCGAGGGCGGGCTGAACGGCGGAGCCGAAAGCGTCAGACACCTCTGACGCTAAACCAATCTTATTATCTTTGTTAGTCATACTAGTTATTATTATTATTATAGGTATATGTTATCTATGTTATATGTTGGGCTATAGCATCATTAGCCTTGGGCTATAGCATCAGGCGCGTACCTTTTTGAGAGGCGCATCTTCCTTGTATGGTTGCGTCCCATCTTCTGGATGACGCCCCGCTTAACCAAGCGGCCAATCAATTCCTGAACGTAATGTTCAGACAATCCGATGTCCTCTCCAATACGCTGATTGGAAGCAAAACAGCCATCAGGCCACCCGCCGATATACCCGGCGAGTAGTGCCTCGGCTGGACCGAGGGTTCCGTTTAGGAGTGTACTTGGAACCCAAATGCCTCGCATTCGATTCGGTCCTCCTGTTCTTTGATCCAATCGGGATCGAGGACATCGAAATGAACCTCGAACATTTCCTTCTTCGACTGGGTCTGTTTTACAACTTGCCAGACCCTTTCTATTTCGACGTAGTCCATCCCATTGCTATAGAAGTCCATGATGTACTCAAACTCCCACTTGCGTCCCAAACCATCTGTATATTTGTTAGTCATCCCCACCACACTAAGCACACTCCCCCACCTGTCAAACGAGTTTGTTTTCTTACAGTAAAGCAATGATGTCTAAGCACACTCCCCTAGTTTAGGCACACTCCCCTAGTAGACCCCGTTTACCCGGCGTGCTTTACAGTAAAGCAAAAAATTCAAATTTTTTTTTTAAAACCATTTTTGTTTTACCGTAAAGCAGACGGAAGCTGGAAAATCGACGGAAAACGAGAGAGGATGGCCGAGATGATAGACCAAATCAAAAACGCGGAAATCGACACCGCCAAAAATGCTGTCGAAACGATAGAAAGACTAGTCGAGTTGAAACAGTTGATGATCAAGGCCAGCTTTACTGGGTTTGTTCAAGTAGCTGCCGACCAACTCGGATTCGAAATTGAAATGCCGGACTTCTTGAGCCGACCCGCAGCTGCAAAAATGCACGATGATTTTGAGGAGGTGATTTTTCATTCTATCTCAAAAGAGATCAAAAGACTAGAAGAGGAGGTGAACGCATGAACTCGATTGACCTCGCACCCTCTTGGGAGTTTGCCGCCTCAATTTACATCGATGTTCTGCAAGACCCTGGATCACGAGCCGGGCCGACCATTGCCGCTAAGGAAGAACTACTGGCAATGGCTCGAACCGTTGACAGGTTGAAAGCTAGAAAGGAGGCGGACGCTACAAGCGAAATTATCCGCGAGCTTTCAATTGATGTAGCATGTCTGCTCGATGACGTTGGTGAAATATACAACGAAAAACTATCCGCCGACCTGTCGGAGGACGTAAAGCATATCCAAGATTTGATCGAAAGATTGAAAGCAGAAAAGGAGGCGGAAGCATGAACGCCGCCCTTATAACTGCCGCCGCCGCTTTAGCCATTGCCGGAGCAATAGCAGGAGCAATAGCAGGAAGACGAACAGCCGACCGAATCCGCAACCACCCCACTAACCCACAACCAAAGGAAAGATAGATCATGAACATGACCAAGCAAAAATTCAGCATAGCCCTATACAATGGACACCGCCGAGAAGTTGAAGGATACGCCTTCGAAATGAACGGCATCCGTTTTGGTGTTGCCAAATCGAAAACAAGATCCACCCGAGCAGACCGATGGATTGCAACCGAGCTTGAAACCGGACGCACGGTCGGAACCGGACACGGAAGAACCCGAAAAGAGGCGATCGGACTACTTGCGGACAGATTCGAACAGATGACCCGCCGCAACACCCTAGAGGAAGCAGTGGAGCGAATTCGCGAAGCAGTGAAGATTTGCGGACGAGTCGACGAAATGCCGCTCGAGGAAGGAGGCGAAGCTAATGTATAGCCGCGACCAGCCCGAAATCGAGAGCCACGCCCTCGCAAGCCCGGCGGGCTTTATCGACTGCCTTGAGTTCGTATTGACGACGATCCAAGCCGGATTATCGACCTGCCGCCGCCAACGCCGACAAATCGCCCGCGACGGATTAAAAGCCGCTTGCCTTTGGGGAAAAAAAGCGGATGGTTTGAAATACGGACGCGAACACGCCGACCGACTACTTCCGGAGTTTGAACGCTTGAAAAGCCGCGACGCCACCGAGGAAGCCGTTACCCTTGCAACATCGATTCCTTGTCTTGGATTACCGAAAGCGGGTTTTCTGTGTCAGCTAATGGGATTTGACGTCGCCTGCCTCGACGTGCATAACCTACGACGCGAGAACCTGCCAGCGACATTCGTGAGGTTAAACAAGAAGGCGAAGCCCGCCACACAGCGAAAGCACGTTGCGCGATACGTTGAATATTGCCAGCGGAACGGATCGGAAAAATGGTGGAATGAATGGTGTGAACACGTAGCTGGAAACCGCCAGAACAGGAAACTACCGACCGCGGACGCAGTGAGCCGATTCCACGTTGACGTGGTGAAATGGGAGGCGGAACAATGAGACGGACACCGGAGGAAGAAACCGCCGCCGCCTTCATAGTTGGAATTTGCCTACTCTTAGCGCCGATCATCTTCATCATCCTTCTCTTGCTCGGATACTAGCGACAAAGAACACGATCGGAAACCAGCCGCAGCCGTAAATGGTTGCGGCTTTTTTGTGTCACAACCCGCCCGCGATTCATCCCCCAACCAAAGAGCAAATTGACCACCCACGCGCGACCCGTTCAAAATCCATGCCAACTATAAACCGACTGAAAAATTGTCTCCTCGCTACGCTCGTCGCTAGATTGTCACCGCTGCCGCTGGCAGCAGAGGGGGGAGGGGATGCTACTTATGACTGGGGTTGTACTACTACTCATAAACTGCCCCTCAAAAAATTGTTGACTCCAATGCCCCATTTTGATATTCTCCCATCGTGGAGGACGATAAAGCAGCGATAAAGCACGAATTGTTAGCATCCATTGAAGACGAACTCCGTCGAGCTGAGGCTGCTGCTCCTCCACACGTCAAGCTGTTGGAGCGATACGATCCTCAGAAGGCTGCCCACATTCTATTCCTGCATTCTCAAGGGAAGTCCCAAACCTGCTTGGTCAAGAAGTACAAGTATGACCGGGCGACGGTGATACGCATCATCTCCACCTATGCTGACCAGTTGGGTAAATGGCGTGAACTCGGGGGCAAGCTAGCCTCCTACTCTTACCTCAACATCACTAGCCTAGAGGAGGACATGATTGAGAGTGTGCGTGATGGCATGGATAGTGGTGAACTAAAACCCACCTTCAAGGACATCAAGGACATCTCCATCGCTAAGGCCAACAGTAGCCGCGAAGCTATGCTGGCCCGAGGAGAGGCAACTAGTATCAGCCGCGAGGAGAAGGTGTGGACGGATGACGATTACAAAAAGCTTATGGAGCAAGCTCGTAGCCAGATGGCTAATGAGGCTATACCTGCGGAGGTGGTTGATGAACGGTAAGGGTAACAAAGACAGAACCACCGATCGGGATGCATACAATCGGGGCTGGGAACGTATTTTTGGGGGTGAAACAGATTCGACGAAAGTGGGTGTCACAGTGTCACCTGTCACAGTGTCACCACATTCGGACGTGGGTGCAACTCCCACTGCCTCCACCATTGAGCGTAGCCCATTCAGGGTTCCTCCAATCAGACATGGGATAAGAAGGATCATTGAGTAACATGAACAAAAACATGCAGCTTGTTGAGAAGTCCTTGGACACCATTGTCCCAGAATGGGAAACGGTGATGGTGGCGTCCATCACAGACCATGGGTTTGAATACGACATCTTTAACAAGGTGGATAATGATCATTTCCAAGAAAACCTAGCTGTGTTGTTAGCCCTTGTTGCGAAGAAATCTCAACAGGAGTTGCAGAACATCGATTGGATAGATGATTAGTTTTACTGAGCATCCATTTCTGGAAGCCCCAACAGCGGAGGAAATAGTTTGGCTGTATGACAACAACCTTCCCCTGCTAAAACAGCTTCACAAGGCACATGAGGGTCGGATAGAGGCAAGTGTCAGCGATCCCATTCGTTATGGGTTTGATCTGCCGGGTTGGGAACGCATCCGCGAGGGGTTACAAAGCTATAATGAGTGTTTGGCTCTCGGGGGGAACAGGTCTGGTAAGACCACTGGTTTCGCAAAGATAGTGATGGAGGCTGTGACGGAGAGTCGGGATGGCCATGTGGTATGCTTCAGCCAGAACGAGGACACCTCCATTAAGGTGCAGCAAGCTGCTATATGGGAAATGATGCCCCGGGAGATGAAGAAGAAGACAAAAAGCATGGATGGTTACATCAACTTTTCCATGCAAAATGGCTTCACTGGTAAAAGCTTCATCTTCCCCGACACCCGTACGCGAGTCGATTTTAAGACATACACTCAGTTTAGTAACAACCAAACCATCCTTGAAGGGTTCGAATATGGGTTTCCGGATCCTTACGGCATCAATATTGGTGCTTGGTTGGATGAATATTTGGGTGATGCTACGCTGGTAAACACGTTGAGGTTTCGTTTAGCCACCCGAGATGCGGTGATGGGTGTTGGATTTACACCCATAGATGGCTACACACCTTTCATCTCTGATTACCTCAAGAACGTCGAAACATTGGAAACTAGGGATGCGTCCCTCATCAAGGGTCGGGAAGTCCCTGTGCGGCAGTACAGCCCCTCTAGGGACGCTTCTGTGGTCTATTTGCATTCCGACGAGAACCCATTCGGGGGGTACGATCGTATAGCAAAAGATTTGAGGGGCAGACCGCAAGAGGAAATACTTGTCCGTGCATATGGTGTTCCGGTCAAAAGCATGACATCTCTCCTTCCTCTTTTCAACACTGAGGTGAATGTTTTGAGTGATGATAAGGAGAACAAGTATGGGATGAAGTTTCCCGATGTGTCCAACAAGGCTAGGTATACAGTTTATCAGGTGGTGGACCCTGCGGGTGCTAGAAACTACGTCTCGATATGGGCTGCTGTGGATGAGAGGGATAATGTTTACATCTGCCGGGAGTGGCCCGATTGGGACACCTATGGGGAATGGGCTGATTTTGGGGATCCTAAATGGAGGTATGGTCCTGCTTCCAAGAAGATAGGGCTAAGTGTCCATGGATATTGTGAGTTGTTTGACGAGGTGGAGGATGAGCTTGGTGTAGAGGTTTTTGAGCGAATCGGCGACTCTAGGTTCTTTGCAAAGGAAAATGAAAACAACGAGGACCTGTTTATGTCCTTCGAGGAGTATGGATTTACATTCGTTCCATCCGATGGCCGGATGGAGGAGGTGGGATTGTCTGCATTGGATGAGTGGTTCAATTATAACCCAAATGAGCCGATTGATGCTGCCAACCGCCCGAGGTGCTACATTCACGAGAGCTGTCGCAATTTGATTGATAGCCTCATCAACTACAACTCAAAGGGGAAAATGGACGAACCCCTGAAGGATTTCTTTGATGTCATCCGCTATTTGAGAATGGCGAATGGTGGAGAAGGTCCTGTCCACGTAACTGCTCTCGACTTGGCCGTCACTCGTCGAGCTATGGGAGGATATTAAATGAAGATAAGACTAAGCGAATTAGCCCGGCAGGGGCATTATCAGTGGGATGAACTATTGGCATTGGCCAAGGAAAAACTGTCCGATGATATGATAACTGGTGTGGGTAAGAACACCTGGATTAGTGAGGAAGGCCAAGACATCCTAGCGGATGCTATTGATGTCCCAGAAGCTACTCCTACCCATTATAAGGGACAGGTTATTAAGGTGGCTCCAAATAAGAATTATGTATATGCTTACATTAGGGAGAAAACCATGAAGGTTCCAGTTCTTGTGCCAAGGAAGTTGGCTCAAAAGCTAGTGGGCAAAACTATTTTGATAGAGGCTATACGGGATGTCATTGGAACGTCTTACAGATACCGAAGAGCGTAGGCTGGATTCGTTGGTTCTATGCCGTAGCTGGCAGTCTGAACAAATCGATCGATTGCTTGGATGGGAGGTCTGGAGGACTTTCGCAACAGGAAATTGGCATGCTGTTATGGATCCCATTGATTTTTGTGATAGAATAGGCGTTAATAAAAATTACACCCAGGTAGTCGTGGATAGAGTCTGCGAGAAAATGAAACACATTTAACATGGAAACAGACTATTCCAAAGCTATTACATATGTTGCAAAGGAGCCGGACATAGAGGCTTTGCGTCAAGCATACCAAACTACCGACACTGAGCTTGAGTCTTATTACCACTTGTGCCGCACGTCCTACGACGATCGCCGCAACTGGTGGCCCGGCAAGAGCCGCGATTTGCGTAAACATGGTGCCGATGCGTTTCCTTGGGATGGTGCATCCGACCTGGAAAGCCATGTCATTGATGAGCGTGTTACTCGTCTAGTATCTTTGTTTATGTCTGCACTCAACCGAGCGAACATCCAAGCTTTCCCTGTTGAGGTGGCCGATGTCCCGAGGGCGAAGGTGGTCAGTAACTTCTTGAAGTGGATGACTACCTCCGGCTATATCCCACGCTTCAAGCGTGAGGCAGAGCTAGCAGCCAACTACTTTTTAGAGCGTGGAGTAATGATCACCTATTGTGGGTGGTTAATGGAAGACCGAACTTTCAAGCAAAAATTTGACATGCAGCGTATAGCTGCTGCTGACCCCAACCTAGCCCAAATGATATTGGATGGCACTCAAGATGATGAGGTGGTCATTCAAATGCAAGCGGTAATCAAGGTGACAAAGGAAAATGCCCGTAAAGCCCTGAAGGACTTGAGGGAGTTTGGAATGGCCGAAGTACCTACGGTGAGGAGGCAGATCAATGCACCTGAAGTAAAGACATTGGCTCCCGATGGTGATTTCATTTTCCCTGCATATGTCACAGATCCCCAACGTGCACCATATTGTTTCTGGCGTACTTACTACACCGCACAAGAGTTGCAAAACAAGGTGATCACAGACGGGTGGGATGAGAATTTCGTGGAACACATAGTCTCTAACTTCTCTGGAGTAAACATAAACTCCTTGGAGAGGGAACAGGAGGGAAGGCGTAGCACATCACTAACTGACGATGCTTACGAGGCCGAGGAACTAGTCGAAATAATACACGGATACCAGAGATTGATCGATGAGGCCGACGGGTCAGAAGGGATCTATGAGACAGTGTTCCACGAATCTTTTTCGGGCGATAAGGGCTTGGGCATACCCGGTTATGCTAAGTTTGAATTGCTCAATGGCTATGAGGACTATCCAGTGGTAGTCACACGTTTTAGCGAAGATACTAAGCGTTTATATGACACCATGAGTGTTCCATCGCTTTTGCGAGGAATACAAAGCCAGGTGAAGGTCGAACGTGATAGTCGGATAGACAGCAACAGCTTGTCCACCCTTCCTGCCGTTACACACCCGAAGGGACGCAAACCCGAGGAGATAGGTCCAGGACGATTTATCCCTGAGGTGAGAGCTGGTGAAATAAGGTTTATGCAAGGACCTGGATTCAATTCTGGATCTGTTGAGATGGAGAATAACCTCCAGAGTCAAGCCGATCGCATGGTTGGACTTGATGAACAATCTCCACTGTCTGGTATAAGGCGTCAGTTTCTTGTAGACAAATATTTACAGCACATGGCCGAGGTGATAGCATTGTGCTATCGCAACTTCCAACGCTTTGGGCAGGATAGAATATTCTTTAATGTTACCGGAGTTCCTGACCCTCAAATGTTTAGCAAGGGAAACCCTGACGAAAACTTTGATGTTACCATTAGTTTTGACGTTCTCAATGCCGATGGCGAAAAGCAGGAAGCTAAAATGAATCAACTACTTTCCTTAGTCCAAATGGACAGGAATGGCCGCATAGATATGGACAAACTCCTATCTGCAATAGCTTCTTCCATCGATCCGGTTTTAGCGGATGGTGTGATGAGGCCAGTAGAAGCGGCACAAGACCAAATGTTAAAAGACATAACAGATGACCTATCTAAAATTTATGCAGGTATCGAAGTTCCAGCAAGGCCGAATGGCTCTCAAGCGGCTATTCAAATTATTCAACAATATACGCAGCAACCGGATGTCCAAGAGCGTTTGCAGCAAGATGAAGCGTTTGCTGCCCGTCTTCAAAAGTATGCTGGCCAATATCAATTCGCTATGCAGCAAGCTCAAAACGCCCAAATAGGTCGTATCGGTACACAACCCGCCCAGATGGGGCAGATGCAAACTCAAGGCATGCAGCAGTAATAGCCCTGTTATTTTCTTCTATACTATTTTTTAATATGGTAGACAATTTAAGCACAACAGACTACGGTCGATTTCTTGCGGAAGAAAGACTAGTTAATGTGTTCAAAAACACTTTGAGAAAAGAAGAAGGTTTTGAACCTGAGCCGTATAAGCCCAATCCCAAAGAGGAATATTTTACCATAGGGTACGGTCATTATGGACCCGATGTAAAGCTAGGTATGTCCATTGATAAAGATACTGCTGAACGTCTTTTGGACAGAGATGTAAGAACTAGGATTAAAAGTATAAGAAAAGCTCTTCCTAATTTTTCAACTTTTCCGGAGTCTTTGCAAGATGCTATCTTTAGTGAGCATTACAGAGGTTCTATTATGCAAAGTCCCAAGACAAGACGCTTAATAAACGAAGGAAAGTACAGAGAAGCTGCTGATGAGTTTTTGGACAACGATCAGTACAGAACTGCTGAAGCTGACGGAATACCCGGTATTCGTCCTAGGATGGAAAGAGTTTCTGAGGAACTAATTAAATTTGCAAATGCCCGAAGGTAATGATGTAGCTTTTCTTTCGAAGTATGAGCAGTTTGCTCGCTTCATTAACATCATCAAACAACGCCGGGAAGAATCAATATCCCGGCTTCGCGGGTCCTCTCCCGATGAGGTGATGCAAATATCTGGGGAGATATCGGCTTACGATGATATCCTCCAAGATTGCAACTACGAAGATCTATTAAAAAAATGGCATGCCCATGTGGAATGAGCTGTTTCGCGTGATATAATCACGGCTCGCCATCGCTAGGCGTAATAAGCGGAAACAGCAAAACACATGAGTGAAGTAGTCGAGGCGATCGCTGATGCCTCTCAAAACACAGCGGAAAACACTAATATATCCGCGTCTGACTTTGAAATTAGACGTGCCAGGCAAATGGAAGAGCGAGCTGCTCCTCCTACACCTGAACCGGAGGCTGAGGAGTCTTCCATTTCTGAGGATGTTGAGACTGAGTCCCAACCCCAGGAGGAAGAAGAAGTTCAAGGCCAGACAAATGTTCTTTCAAATATCGACTTGGATAATTTATCCGAGACGGAAATAAAGCAACTCTCCGAGGCATTGTCCAGCCGGGCGGTTGATCGTTTTGGTCAACTCACTGCAAGGGCTAAAGCTGCCGAAGAGAAGGCAAGAGATCTTGAGGATAGCTTGAAGACCCAGCAAGAGCAGGTTCTTTCGGCCACTTCTGATATCGAGAACAATCCCTACAACGATCTGAAGAGTGTCCAAGACATCCAAAACAAAGCCAAAGAAATCAATGATGTGATTGAATGGGCTGAGGATGTCCTATTTGAGTCTGCCGATTACGGACCTGATGAACAGGTTACCGAATCAAATGGGCAGGCCATGACAAAATCTCAGGTGCGTGAAGCGCTGAAACAAGCCAGGAAGTCTCGTGATAAATACCTACCGGATCAATTCCGCACGGTAAAGAAGGTGGAGGATGCAACTAAGCTACGCAGAGAATATGGTCAGAAAGCAATAAAGGAGTTTAAGTGGCTAGGCGACAAAGAAAGCGAGCAGACAAAACAGTTTGTGCAGCTAGCCAGCCAACCCGCACTCCAGAAGGCTTATGAGCAAAATCCTGATTTGAGCTGGCAGCTGCCTTACCTATTGGCCCATTCGGTTAATAGCATGTATGGCGGTAAGTCCAAGCCATCTACAAATGCACAAGATGCATTCAAGCCATCTCCGCCCAAAAGTCCGTCTCCGGCTGGAGCCAAGTCCGATAAGTCTGAGGACAGTTCGTCCAAAGCACTGAAAGATTTGTCATTACGGTTTAGGGAATCTGGTAACAAAGACGACTTCCAGAAACTAAGAGAAGCACGCTGGTCGCGTGACTTCGTATAACCTAACACCTTACAATGGCACTATCAAATACATACGATACTACTAATCCAGGTTCGGCTGTTTCCAACCGCGAAGATCTTAGCGATGTTCTAACCATCTTGGCACCCGAGGAAACTCCCGTCCTGTCATCACTACCAAAAGTACGTGCTACTGGCACGTTTCACGAATGGACTGTAGATTCTCTTTCAGCTCCCACGACAGCGGGTATTGCTGAAGGAGCCGACGTTACCACTTTCACTGATCAGTTCAGTGGCCGTGCTCGTCTTGGCAACAACACTCAAAAGTTCCGCCGGGACTTCATGGTTAGCGACCTCCAAGAGGCTGTTGATTCTGTTGGACCTGCTAAGATTGCTCAAGCTGAAGCTAAAGCGATTCGTGAACTAAAGCGTGATGTTGAAGCTACTTTGCTTTCAAATAACGACAAAACCGTAGAAGACGGAGCTGGTACTGTTTATAAGCTACGTGGACTTGGAGATTGGCTTGATTCCTCTGGACCGTCTGACGTTCCTTCGGCATTTCGCACTCCAGCCGATAGCATTCACTCTAGTGGTGCATTCACCGAAACTGTAATGAACAACATCATTACTTCTATCTACCGCGTTAGCGGAACGACCAACTCTTTGACGTTGGTTGCTGATACAGCTCTTCGCCGTATCATAAGCGACTTCGCTCGCACTGGTGTAGATGGAAGCACTACTGACGATGGTGTACGTTCAGTAAGTTACAACGGCGAATCCGCTAAGATTAAGCTCTCTGTTGAGCTTTATCAGTCTGACCACGGAATTGTTTCCGTTATCAACATGAACCCTGATTGTGCACCTGACACCACAAACAAGGATACTGGCTATTTTGTCAATCCTGAGTACGCTGGTATCGGAGAGCTAATCCCAATGGGCAGTTCTCGTCTACCTAATCAAGGTGGCGGAGAGCGTGGATTCGTTGATTGCGCGCTTACGCTCGCAGTTTACCATCCCGGTGCACATGGTAAAATCACCGCAATCGCATAAGGAGGTAAACTATAATGGCTATCGAACTAAAAAGAATTGGCGACATCCAAACATTAGCGTTGGGCTACACTCACGAAGCATCATTTGAAGCTTCAGATTTGTCGGCCTCAACAGGATCACAAACGACCGCCGTTCAAGTTGGCGGATCTGCAATGGCTGGAGTTGTTGCTAAAGCAGCAATTATCGTTGACGAACTAGTAACTGCTGGTGTTAGCACGGGCAGTGCTATCAGTGATGCTACTATTGCACTTGGCGATGATGGAGACGACAATGGTTTTGTTGCTGAAGTAAATTGCTTCACAGGCGACACTGCTAATCTGATCTATCAGAATACTGGTGCACTTCTAAATGGAGCAACGTCTACTTCTCATCTTGTGAGTGCAGTAAATATTGACTCCAATGGAACTGGCAACGGTTTTGGTAACGCTACCAAGGGTAAATTTAGAATCCTTGTAGCTTACTACCCAACTGCTGGTGAAGTATACGGATCTTAACTGAACTAAGTTATCATTTCAAGGGGAGGTCAGGCCAGTTCTGGCCTCCCTTTTTTTAACCTTTTATATTTTTAAAATATGGATTCATTAAACCCATTTGGGAGAAAAATTATAAACATTGGCACTAGTGTCGGGAATGCAGGCGGGAAGACTAAATCTAAGAAAAGAAAATTATCTTCTGATTTGCTTGAGAAAAAATTAAAGATAAAAGCCGAAAGAGGTTTTCATAAGGATATGAAAAAAGAATATCCTATTGGAGAGCTTTCATCCCCAATTGCTCGACATAGTTCTCGACTAAGAGCAAACTCTCGAAGGCTTGATATTCGGAAAGCTCAAGAAGCATTTAAGACAGCAAAAAAAGCTGCGAGAAAAGCAAAGAAGTAATAGATGAATATTATTAAATGCCAAGGAGTAAACTGTGATGTTAAGTCATCGTGCTATAGATATTACCCCCTGGGGGTATCTATTGAAGAAGGACAATCATTTATTGTTGTAGCAAAAAGCCTTCACAAATTTTTTAAAAGCTGTTTGTTCTTAAAGAAGAAATGAATATTATTACATCCCTCCCAAGGTACAGTGACGGAGAAGTAAATCGAGCGTTCATGCGTGAGATTATGACCGGGCTGAAGTTTGAAAAAGCTACTGAAGAATCCCGGACAAATATTGCTAGGAAGGAGGCTGCTGAACTCAAGGGCAGGGAACATCCAGTTCTTGGAAAGCCGGTAGCAGTCATGCCACACAGAGAGTTCTTTAGACTGACACAGAAGTACGGGAACGATACCGTTCATTCTAAGGAATTTATACAAGATTACAACAAGAGGTTCAAGGACCTCTCACCCAATAACGCATAATGCAGGACAAAGCTAATAAAGACTTGTATGATCTAATATCCGCTCTTGCGGGTACGTCCGATTTTACCACCGCTGAAAATGCTCATCTATTAGCTTTAGCAAATCGCCGGATGTACGAAGCGTACAACCGCACTCCGTACTGGGTAAGGTTTTTAACAACTGGAGAAGAAAGAACTATAACAAATTCAATAGTTCCTTTTACACAAACCAGTAAAACCGATATTGCAGAATTTCTAAGAATACACAGGGAAGAACCTTTTCTCAAAAACTCAACTATTGAGTTTGAATTTTTTGTGGAAAGCGATGGTGCACATGTAATGAACCTCACCACTGCGGATGCTACCAGCGTATACGTTACATACAAAAAACCCATCACCTTGCTAACAAGCTTAGATATTGATGGATCTGGATCTTTGACTCAGGTTCCACAAGAATATTTCTACTTCATGGCACACGCCACTTACGCTGACTTTCTTAGAATGGATGGACAACATCAAAAGGCTGGTTTCGAAGAACAGATCGCCGAAAACTATCTAGGAGAAGAAATGGATAACCCACAGCAAGTAGCAAACAACAACACCGTAGGAAAGCGTTTTAGAACGCACGTATCACAACAATCACGATAAATGAATCAATTAGTCACAAACTTATATCCTCGTCCAAATTCAACGATTGCTGGAGAAAACCTATCCTGTTCAACATCAGGATCTGGAGTTTCTTTTGCGGCTTTTGATAGCGACACCAAGTACGTTATGATAGATGTACAAGACAATAATGTCATTGTTACGTTTGATGGTAGCACTCCTACCGCATCGAATGGTCATCTCCTACTCAAGGAGAAGGGTCTTATTACACTTAGCTTTCAAGCTGCTGCGGCTGCTAAGTTTTTAGGTGTATCAGGTACCGCAATAGTTCACGGTTCACAATTTGTGTAATGAACCCTGAGCTAAACAAGCTTGGACTGGGAGCGACAGGATCAATACTTGCCGTTTCTTTTCAAGGAATTAGCGAGGTGATGTCTATTATCGCTTCGGTATGCACGATAGCATATATGGGTCTTTGGATATATAAAACAATAGTAGAGTTAAGAAAGCGATGAGTGGTGAACTAGTGGCAATGCTTGGAGGTGGAGTCACGGGATTTGTAATGAAACTAATCTCGGCTCAAATGAACATCCAGGCAAATGCTATCAAGTCCATGATTCAGAAGCAGCAAGTTTCAGATGCTTCAGCAGACAGAGCAGCAGAACGATCAGGAGAAAGTGGAGCATGGGTGCGTAAGCTCATCGCCATGTGCATCTTGTTTTCAGTGGTATTTGCTCCCTTCATCATGGCCTTCTTCGACATACCAGTAACCATTGAAGCACAGAAACTGGGCATCTTTAAATTTTTAGGAATAGGAGCAGATAAATGGAAGAATCTAGAGGGGTTTGTATTATTGCCTGAAGTTAGGCAAGGGATGCTGGCTCTACTGGGATTTTACTTTGGAAGTTCACAAGTTAAGTAATGGATATAAGCGACAAGACAGCAGTGACTATACCCCTACGAAACTTGATTGCGTTGATAGGTTTTACCGTTGTCTCGGTAACTGGATACGTGAACATGACGAGCCGTATAGCTAGCTTAGAGAACGCTCAGAACATCCGGGACGTTGAGATAGGGATGAACACAGAGTTCCGAATCAAATGGCCTAGAGGAGAACTGGGAGCTTTGCCCGATGATGCAGAACAGAATTTAAGGTTACAATACCTTGAAAAAAACATGGAAGAAATTGGCAGCACTGTAGAAAAACTAAAAAGCTATGGTAGTGTCAACTTTGAACTACGCGACAAAAATTACCTAGACGTTAAGGAATAATATGATGCAGAAATACGGAAAACGAAAAGCCTGCCCAATGGGTAAAACCATGAAAAAGAAAGGAAAACGATAATGCCGGGATACAAAAGGAAACCTAAAAAAGGCGGTAAAAGAACATCTACTAGGAAGAGTTACTAATGCCAAAAGGTAAAAAGAAATCTTGTGGCTGCACAAGTTGCATGGGAAGGAGAAGAGTACGATAATGCCAATGGGAGTAAAACATTATTTTAAGGATGGAAAGGAGCACAAAGGGGGTCTTCATAAGATGCCCAATGGTAAGCTACATTCTGGTAAAACGCATGGTAAATCTTCCAAGCGATTGTTTCATTACGGAGAACTGTCTAAAACTGCACAGAACAAAGCTAGAAAGTCTTGGAAATCATAATGCCTTTTAGTAAATATAGCCCAGCTCAAAAACGGATTGCTGCTATTGCTGCACCTCGTAGAAAGATTACAGGTGCTGATTTTGCAGTGCTTAGAAAACGCAGAAAAAATGCCAAGAAAAAGAGCTAAAAGTGGAGGCAAAATTTGCCCAGAAGGTAAGGCTTGGGCCAGAAGGACGTTTGACACGTACCCTTCTGCGTACGCCAACCTAGCTGCATCTAAGTATTGTAAAGATCCAAACTACGCTAAGAAGTCAAAGGGAGGCAGAAGGAAAGGACGCTAGTGGCTCAACTCAAACAGTGGCTAAAACAAGACTGGGTTAGGATAGGTACAGATGGATCTATCAAGGGTAAGTGCGGCACTTCTCCTAACAAGAAGAGGCCGGACAGATGTTTGCCTAGACGCAAAGCCCTAAGCCTAACTAAGGCTGAACGAGCTGCCACCGCAAAGAAAAAGAAAAGAGCAGGATCTAAGGGCAAAACAGTTGTGGCTAACACACCTAAAGCAAAGGTAAGAAGTGGCAGTAGATAAGAAAAAAATGAAATGCAACGTCCCTCGAAGACAAGTGTCTGGTGGGAAAAAGTTTGTTGTAAAGGCGTGTCAGGGCGGAAGAGAAAAGATCGTACGTTTTGGCGATGCCAACATGTCCATCAAAAAAAATAACCCAGCTAGGAAGAGATCCTATTGTGCTAGGTCAGGGGGAATAAAAGGTAAGAATAATAAACTATCAGCTAACTACTGGAGCCGAAGGGCTTGGAACTGCTAATGGCAAGGTACGATACATATGGTCAACAGGATGACCGAATAGCTGAAGAATTCGACACTGGGTTTGTTGGATTTAACAACCGCTTGCGTCCCGACCAACTTCAGTCTGGTGTTTTGAGGGAATCCAATAATGGAAGATTGGGTTTAAATGGAGAGTGGCAAACCAGGAAGCCCATAGACTTCCTAGCATCTCCATTCCAACCAGCTCCATTAAAAGTGGGGTCTACTCGATTGCACGACGGGGCATGGCCTTCTATTTCTGGAACACCATCTATTAGTAGTAGCACAGTGACAATATCTTTTGCTACCGACGCATTTCCCTACGAAGGTCAAGCGGCTGCAAATTGGGTTGGTCAAGTAGTGAATCTTACTGGATTTGCCGGAACCAATGCAGCAGGTACTAGCATTCCGATAGACGGTAACTACGCTATAGCATCTGCTCCAACCAATGACAGAATAACAGTGGTCATTACTGGACTCACGAATATATCTACAGTGGGTACCGCCAGAGGTCCATTCCTTGATGATTCAGCTATTAACGATATTGAAGATGCGATAGAATACAGCGACCCAAATAACGATTCGGAAAGTTATGTATTGTGCGTAGGAACTAATAAGGCATCTGTTGTAAAAACGTCGGATAGCTCAACTGTAGATATTGAATACCCAAGCGGATTAGATGCAGCCGGAGGACAAGCACTACAGGCGTTCAACAAGGTATTTATTTTTAGAGAAGGCAAGATAGCCTTAGAATGGAATGGCATACTAACCGGAACTCCCGAATTTACCAGAGTAGCAAACGGATCTTTTACAGAACCAGAAGACATTATAGTTCCTGCTGGTAGTTTTCAGATAGTAAACCAGCTAGCAACGGTAGTATCCGATACTGGATCACTTAGCCAGGGTACTTCCATATTTATAAAAAATGGGGTAAATGCAGATATTACAGACCCTGATGAAACTGGGTATGACATTAGTGGGTCTGGACTAAGACAACCTGTTCCAAGGGATGATGGCAGCCTTGACTTTGAGTTCTCTGTAAAAGAAGTTTTTGTTACAGATACTAGTCCTACGGCTATTTCTACAAATAGTCTTAGTACAACACCCGGAACAGGGTCTTTTACTGGGTACAACAAAGCCACGTTTACTACATCATCAGGACACGATCTAAAGGTTGGAGATCCAATAGAAATATACGACTATCATGCTTCAGTTGATGGAAACAGGATAGTAGCCGAAGTGGGAAGCACCACAACATTCTCAATTTATATATCTGGAACATTGAGTGGTCAATCAGGGGGAACGAATCGGGAAGTAGGACTTAAAAAAGGTTTTACGTTCTCAGTACCTGTTGAATGTACAGATGGAAGGAAAACATCAAAGGATACACTGACGGCTACTCCCACCTTCTTAGAAAAAGCATCAGAAGGTGCTGGTTACACACACATGCCAGCTCCTCCATTTGGTGCATACCACCAGAAGAGAATTGTAGTTCCCTATGAATATGACATGGATGAGAACACTAGCGGTACAACTATTACCGATAGGAACATACATGACGAGATTATATTTTCTCAGATACTGGATAGCGACACCTACGATTATATGTTTGGCCAGTTCAGACTGAATGCAGGAACTTCAGATTTTATTGTTGGACTTCATTCTTTTTCCGAAGATAATTTGGTAGTTTTTAATAGAAACAGCATACACATAATTGGAAACAGTCTTAAATTAAGAGAAGCAAGAAGCACATTGATTACAGATGAGGTGGGTTGTTTGGCTAGAAAAACAATCATTCAAGTAGCCAACAATCTCATATTCTTATCTGACAATGGTGTTTATGGTGTAGACTTTCAGGATTTGTACAACTTGCGTGGAAGAGATCTTCCACTATCTGCAACTATTGAAGCAACCATTGAAAACATAAACAAAGATCATGCAGAGAATGCTGTAGCTGTATATTTTGATAACAGATATTTCATAGCTCTTCCAACTGGAAGCTCAACAACAAACAACACACTTCTCATTTACAATTTTATAAACAAGAACTGGG